CTGGACGAAGACGAAGAGCTAATGCTGGGCGATGCGCTGCTGATGAATCTGCAGGGCCATGGCCTGAATCATGTCGGTGTCTACATCGGCGATCAGATGGTCCTTCATCACGTGCGTTACCGCCTGTCGAGCAGAGATATTCTGGGAGGGTGGCTTTTGAAATGTGTCGGCCGCCGGCTACGCCACGACGGTTTTGTAAGGAGTTGACCCATGCTGCGTAAGATCCGCCTTTATGGCCAACTCGCAAAGTTCATCGGGCAGCGTGTGCTTGAAGCCGATGTGGAGACTGCTGCCGAGGCCGTGCGGTTCCTGGTCACCAACTGGCCGGAGCTGGAACGCCACATGGCGGACCAGTATTACCGCGTGAGCGTGGGCAAATACGACCTTGCGGCGGAAGAACTGCATGACCCAGCCGGCCAGCAGGACATCAAGATCATGCCCGTCGTTGCCGGTGCTGGCAGTGTCGGCAGGATTCTTCTTGGCGTATTGCTTATCGGCCTAGCGTTCATTCCAGGCGTTGGCGCGTCACTTGCCGCTGCCACTTATGGCTCCTTGACAGGTGTGGGCACTGTGCTGCTTGGACTTGGCGCCAGCCTGGTCTTGGGCGGCGTCGCGCAGCTCTTATCGCCTGTACCGCAGGTGAACAAAACCATGGGCAATGATCCCGATGATCCCCGCCGGTCGTTTTCGTTCTCGGGGATTCAACAAACGTCACGACAAGGGATTCCAGTCCCGATTTGCTATGGGGAAATGCTGGTCGGCTCTGTTGTGATTAGCGCTGGCATCGACACTGTGCAGGTTGCCGTCTGATGCCTGAACTCATCGCCGGGGCAATGGGTGGCGGGTGCTTCTTAGGGCACACGCTGGTTCGGACGCCTGATGGACAGCGCCGCCTTGACGAGCTGCAACCCGGCGATCTGGTGCTTAGCTTCGATGATCATGGCCAGTTCCACCCTGCCAAGATCCTCAAGGTTCATGTCCACGAAGGCGAGCGCGTGGTGCGTTACCGCCTCTGGGGTGGTGGAACGCTGGATGCAACCCCTAATCACTGGGTACTGAACCAGTTCAATGCCTTCGTCGAGATCGGCACCCTCGGTCCTGATGACTGCCTGGTTGATGCCAACAACCATCTACGTCCGATCGTTGACCGTGCTGATCTGTGCATCGGCACCGTTTACAACCTGACGGTTGAAGGTCACCACACGTTCATCGCCAACAATGTCCGCGTTCATAACGCTGGCCTAGGTCTCGGTATCGCGGGTGCTGGTGGTGGCGGTGGTGGTGGCGGAGGCAGCGGCAAGGGCGGCGGCGGTGGAGAACAACGCACGCCCATCGAGGAGCGCGACAATCTCGACTCCAGACAATATGCGCAAATCGTTGACCTCATTAGCGAGGGCGAAATCCAAGGTCTGAAGAACGGCTACCAGTCGATCTTCCTAAATAACACCCCACTGCAAAACGCAAACGGCAGCTATAACTTCAAAAACGTCGAAGTACAGACCCGTAATGGTACGCAGAACCAAGCGTACATTCCTGGCACGTCTGACATCGAGGACGAAAAACCCGTAAGCATCACGGTTGAAGCCTCAACGCCTATTACGCGAACGATCTCGGATACAACCACCAATGCGGTGCGGGTCACGATTACCGTGCCGCAACTGCAGCAGATTCAGGATAATGGCGACATCGTTGGCACGTCCGTCAGGCTTCAGATTCAGATTCAATACAACGGCGGTGGTTACTCTGTCGCCATCGACGATACGATCAGCGGTCGTACCGGCGACGCCTACCAGCGGGATTACCTGATCGGCCTCGGCGGTGCCTTCCCGGTGGATGTGCGTGTCGTACGTGTCACGCCTGATAGTACCAGCGCAAAGTTATCGAATGCCTTCAGCTGGACCAGCTACACCGAGATCACATGGGCCAAGCTGCGCTATCCAAACAGCGCTTTAGTCTCGCTGCGCGTTGATGCTGAACAGTTCAACAGCATTCCAAGCCGTTCCTACCTGATCCGTGGGATCAAGGTACAGATCCCCAATAATGCAACCGTTGATCAAAGCAATGGCCGGTTGATTTACAACGGCATCTGGAATGGTACGTTCGGTGCTGCACAATGGTGTAGCGATCCCGCCTGGGTGCTGTGGGATTTGCTGACCAACAAGCGTTATGGGTTCGGAGATCATATCAGCGCCAGCCAGCTGGACAAGTGGGCATTCTTTGCCGCATCGCAGTACGCCTCAGCTCTAGTGCCTGATGGGTTCGGCGGTTACGAACCCCGCTTCTCCTGCAATGTCAACACCCAGACGCAAGAAGAAGCCTACAAGCTAATCAACGATTTGTGCTCTGTGTTCCGGGTGATGCCCTACTGGAGCACGGGCACGCTAACGATCAGCCAGGACAAACCATCCGATCCAGCCTATCTGTTTACGCTGGCGAATGTATCCGAAGAAGGGTTTCGCTATGAATCCAGCAGCTTAAAGAACAGGCCAACGGTCGCGGTTGTTAGTTACTTCGACATCGCCGCCAAGGACAAGGCCTATGAGGTTGTCGAAGACGCAGCCCGCATTGCGAAGTACGGCGTCGTCAAGACCGAGATCGACGCTTTCGCCTGCACCTCACGCGGCCAGGCTAAGCGCCTCGGGGAGTGGCTGATTTACACCGAGTGGGAAGAGTCCGAGACCGTTTCCTTTGTGGCGTCGATTGATGCCGGTGTGCTGGTCCGTCCCGGGCAGATCATCGAGATCAGCGACCCCGTGCGTGCTGGATCGCGGCGTGGTGGGCGAATTAGCAGTGCCACGACCACTACGGTAACAATTGACAGCACTGCAGACATAGAAGGTTTGCCGGGTGGCTACTTGTCAGTTATTAAGCCGGATGGCGCGGTTGAAACACAGCAGATATTTAGTCGTACAGGCAATGTTGTGACACTTGTGGCGCCTCTTTCTGTGGCTCCTAACCCTAACAGTGTCTGGGTATGGCAGACCAGCAACATCCAGACTTCGACGTGGCGGGTGCTGGCAATTCAAGAGCAGGAAGAGTGTAAGTATGCAATTTCTGCATTAGCCTACAACGCCAGTAAGTACGACTACATCGAACTTGATCGCCCGCTGCAGAAGCGTGACATCACCGACCTAAACATCATCCCACCAGCACCGCAGAACCTACGTGCTGAAGAATCGTTGTTTGAGGACAATGGTCGTGCACTGGCGAAGATCGTTTTGAGCTGGCGTTCGGTGCTGGGCGTCAGTCAGTATTCCGTCCGGTGGCGTGTGGATGAAGGGAACTGGTCGCAAACAACGGTGCAACGACCTGACTACGAGATCCGCGACACCGTTGCCGGACGGTACGAAATACAAGTGTTTAGCCTCAATGCGGCGCTGCGCCCTTCAGTCGAGCCTGCACGGCTTGATTTTCGTGCTGTCGGAAAGACAGCACCACCTGGGAATGTACAGAATCTTAGCTTTGAGGCAATTAGCTACAACAGTGGTCGCTTGCGCTGGGATCAATCAACTGATCTAGATGTCAAGGTTGGTGGTCGTATTCATATCAGGCACAGCAGCAAAACAGATGGCACTGGTTCATGGGCTAACAGCATTGATCTGATTCCTGCAAAGTCTGGCGCCTCCACCGAAGCGATCATTCCACTTGTGGAAGGCGAAGTGCTGGTGAAGTTCGAGGATGACGGTGGTCGGCAGAGCGTAAATGAAACCAGTGTGATTATTGACCTGCCTGATGCGTTGGCGCCATTGCCTGTGATCACGCGGCGGGAGGACGGGGATACGCCGCCATTTCAAGGTAATAAGTCGGGCACGATTTATGACGTAGCAGATGATGTGCTGAAGCTGGATGGTGACTTCTCGTTTGACACTATTCCAGATGTTGATGCGATGACCGATTTTGATACGGTCGGGAATACGCTAGCCAGTGGCACATACGAGTTCTTAAATGTGCTTGATCTGGAAGGCGTTTACTCGCTAGATCTGGCCCGCTATTTTGTCACCCGTGGCAACTACCCATCAGACAATATCGACGGCCGGACGGCTTTAATCGACCTATGGAGCGATTTTGATGGGCTGATTCCTGATAAGGTAAACGCCAAGCTGATGGTACGCACCACTGATAAGAACTACAGCGGCACCTATACCCAATCTGGAACAACGGTTACGGTTACAGTGACTGCTCATGGGTACACCGCCGGCCAATCAGTCACTGTAGATTTTATGACGGGTACAGCTGTCGATGGTACGTTCACCATTGCTACGGTCCCTGATGCTAATACGCTTACCTATACCGCTGCAACGAGTCTTACCACTAATGGCATTGTTCGGCTTACGGGTTCTGGTACATGGGGCAGCTATCAGGAATTTGTTAGCGGCACATTCAAGGGCCGTGCTTTTCAATTCAGGGCAGACCTAAGCACCCAAGTCGTTGATCAGAACATCTTCGTTGATGAACTGGGCTACCAGGCGACCTTCCAACGACGAACGGAGCACAGCGACAGCGCTGTAGCTAGCGGGGCTGCAGCAAAGGCAATTACGTTTGCTAATGCGTTTTGGACAGGCACTACCGCTCTCGGTGGAAGCTCAACTGCTTATTTACCTAGCATTGGCATTACAGCGCATAATATGGGCAGCGGTGATTACTTTGATGTGACAAGCATTAGCAAGACTGGCTTCACGGTAACGTTTAGAAATTCGGCAGGTACAGCCGTGAATCGTAATTTCAACTGGAGTGCGGTGGGCTACGGAAAGGCAGGCTAAGATGAAGAGACAAGATCATTGGTGATCAGTGGCGCAGCACGACTACGTGATCTCGAACGCTAGCGGATCAGCCGTCCGTAGCGATCTTAATAATGCTCTTTCTGCAATTGCAACGCAGAATAGTGGATCATCTGAACCGACCACCACGTACGCCTACATGAAGTGGGCCGATACTACGGCCGGCGTCATGAAGATGAGGAATGGTGCTAATAATGCCTGGATAGCACTTCACCAATTAGATGGCGAATATAGCACCATTCCACTTGAGAATGGAACAGCTGGTGCACCGTCGCTTTATTTCAAAGATAGCGGTATAGATACAGGAGTTTATAGCCCTGGTACGGATCAGGTCGGCATTGCAACTGCTGGGGTACAGCGCGTCAACTTCAACGGTGCCACCGAAGTGGTATTCAACGATGGCGGAGCTGATGTTGACTTCCGCGTAGAAGGTGACACCAACCCAGACCTGTTCAAGATTGATGCCGGATTGGATCAGGTGCAAGTTGCCAACCTCAACGGTGGCCCACTTGCGGGCACCCGCAACCGCATCATTAACGGGGGCATGGATGTCGCTCAAAGAAGTGGTGGAGCGGCTGTTGCTTTTACGGCAGGAGCTGCTCTTGGTTACCCTATTGACCGCTGGTATGGCTACTGCACCGGAGCCAATGTTACTGGGCAACAAATCCCAGGATCTATTCTGTCTCCAGGCGCACTTAGCTACTCCTCTGCTTATAGAATTACCGGCGCTTCAGGCTGCACATCTATTGGTCTCGGCCAACGCATTGAATCCCTAAACTCTTACGATTTAGCTGGCACCACAGCAACGCTGAGCGTCAGCCTGGCGAATAGTCTCCTCACTACTGTTACTTGGACGGCTTACTACGCCAACACCCTCGACAGTTTCGGCACCCTTGCCAGTCCGACGCGGACCCAGATCGCTACGGGCACCTTCACAGTCAACAGCACCGTCACCCGCTATTCCACCAACATCAGCGTCCCTGCTGCTGCATCAACCGGCATCGAAATTGTTTTTACAGTCGGGGCTCAAACCTCCGGCACATGGACGATTACCAATGTCCAACTCGAACCCGGCAGTGCCGCCACCCCGTTTGAACGCAGGAGTTTCGGGCAGGAGCTGGCGTTGTGTCAGAGGTATTATTACGAGCAATGGGTAGAACTACAATCTCCCGGCGCCGGAAGTTCCCTTCAAAGGTATAACTATCCTGTTGGAATGAGAGCGGCACCAACAGTTACAAACAAGGTAGTGGGGACACTTAGCGGTGCATCCATACAGCAAGAGGCTGGTAACCTAACGTCTACCGGGTTCTTTTTCCAAATAAATAGC